TTCATATAGTTGTAATAGATCTATTTCTCCTTTCATAAAAGTATAAGCTTCAACAAGACATCCATATAGTAAAGCATTCCTAGCATTCTGAGAAAGCCATGTGCCTGTGGTATCAGTAACCAGACTATTTGGTTTATGCAAATAATGTAGCTCTACTGAATATGCTTGATCTGGCACAGGAGCTAAAATTATTGTACTGCCGTTGCTAGATCCAGTTGATAGTTCTTTATCAAAGTCTGCATAATATTTAGGCAAACCTCGCAAAGAACTATCACTAGGGTCAACATTAAACTCTTGCATAAAGGATGGATGTTTTTTATCCAAATAAGTGTAATCGCCGTTTGAAATTACGGCTAAAGAAAAACTCATTATGAAATCTGTAGGACAAGTAAGGAATCTGTTTCCTGTCGTTACATTTCCTTGAACATTTTTGCGAAAAAAATCAAACTGCACTAACTCAAATATTCTCTCTTCCGTAGTTTTAATTATGTCGTCTAAAGAAGATACAAAAGTAGTTTCTGTATTTTCTACATAATTTTGTATTAATGTTTTTAGTTCAGATAAAGTCATACTAAGGTGTGTTAGCTGTTCCACCCATTCCTGAGTGATTCGTACAGTAATAATATAATGTCGGAGCTCCTGATGCCACAGTTATTTGTGTGTAAGCTCCTGAACTCCCTGGCGTGCCATTTGTTGTGACACCTGTTGTGTATTCTGATCCACCTCCGTGTGTACCATTAGCTGTGGTAGAAAATCTAAGTGGGTGGGTACTGTTAGAACTGTCTGATTGATCAAATTTGTAAGTGCTGCCTTCTGATAAATTTATTGTCGGACTAACCGAGCCATCTAAGTAAAATTTATTACCATATCCGTAAGAGTTAGTGCCAGAAGCAACTGTTACAGTATAAGTTGTAACTGAACTTGTTGTAACAGAAACAGTTCCTAAAGATGATGTTGCCGCTTGGCCAGTTAATGTTTCATCAACTGTTGTGCCTGTAACAGATATAGATCCAAGACTACTTGTAGCTGCTACACCATCAGGAAGTGCCCTATTAGCTGGTACAGTTTCAGTAATTGTGACTTCTCCTACTGAAGTAGTGCTTGAAACACCTTGAAAATTTGTACCTAATATATTTTCATCTAAATAGTTTGTAGCCGTACTATTTTTATAGCTAACAACTATAAAACCCTCGCCTCCCTCTATATCGTTATTTGGTCTTGGTTTGTATAAAGATTCAGGATCTGCTGTAGCAGTCAAAGGTTCTAGTTGTGGATGTTTGTTCTCGTAACAAGAAGGACAAGTTTTTAAACCGTTCCACTCTTCTTTGAGCTGATGTAATTTGTATTCAAAACCACATCTATCACAAAGAGCTTTTGCAAACTTGCCTAATGCATAAGCCATTACATAACCCTTACATTAGGTCTGATTCTTAAAGATGCTCTATCTTCATCTTGATCAGCTGCTCTTCTAAATTCCTCTTCATATACGGTTTTTAACATGGGTGTTTTTTCAGGAGCTCTTTTCATTGATATGTAGTATGCAAGTCCTGCGGTAAAACAAGGGTAAAATCTGAACGGCATGTCCATTGTGTTTATTGCACTATCAGCGTCATCCATTCTAACCAACTTATTAAAAACTAAAATATCTGTAGAATTTTCAGGAGCAGGATAGACCTTCAAAATTGGAGTGTTGGATTTTTCTAAGAAAAATTGAGAAGGTCTAGCCTGCGTAGTTTTGTTAGGTATGTTTAAAAACTCGCTTCTGCTAAGTCTATTCATACTTATATCTGTTTGTGTGGTATTAACTGTTCTTCTAAGAACCACATCTAAAATATCAATTATATTAGAGTTCAAAGTATAACTATTTGTACCTTGTGTAACAGTTTGCGTACCTTCTTCAATCGTCCATTGATTTAAACCTCTGTTTGCCCATTCAGCTAACATAAGGTTTATAGATCTTCTTGCAGTTTTAAGATCGTAACCTGTTCTTAGCTCCAAACCACAACGCTCAAAAGCCTCTTCTATAAACTCTGTTACGTTTGGTTCAAAGTTTGTGCTACCTGATAAAGACATTATTTTTTAGGTTTAGTTTTTTTTAAAGATTTCTCTATTTGAGCAGCTTGCCTAGCATGCATCTTAGAAGCATTTTTCAACTCTTTTACAAGCTTTCTTTTTTGTGCAATTGATAATTCAGCCATTTAATCCTCATACAAATTATTAAATGTGATTGCAGGATCTAAATAACTTTCATGTCCTTCAGCAGAATGTGACCATTGTGATGGTTTGAAATCAGGAGCGCCTTCTCCTGTTACCCATAAAGCAGGACTTGTTGCTCTAACTCTGTTATTTGGTAAAGCTACTAAGTTACCTTTCCATTCGCAATCTTCTGTTATATATAATACATGAGATTGTTTATGTTGTGCAGAATCATCTGCGATATCAGAATCTGTATAGTCAACCGTAAACAAATATTTACCTTGATAAAAGTTACCATCTATCTTGCAAATCCAAGGAGAGGAACTAACCCTATCCATAACAGTAACTGCATGATTTCTTGATTCGCAGTCCCAAGGTTGTGCTATATGATCTTCCATAGCTTTTGGAAAATCTTCCATTGGTATATCTGCTACTAAAGCTTGTATAGGCATTCTGGCCCACATAGCTCCACCATGAATATTTGGCTCATCATTATCATCACAATCGCTTTCACAACCTGTAAAAACAACTTGAAAACTTAGAGATCTATCTGGAATTGTGTTTACTGCTACTACTAAACAATGTAGGTATTCATCATGATATTTTTCATGATTATGCGTAAACTCCCTTCTTACCCAACACTTAAAGTGGGGAATATTACTTATTAAGTAAGCCAATTATCTTTTTGATTTTTTGTTTAAAGCTCCGCCCTTAGACCTTTTCATAATACGTCCACCTTTGGACTTTTTCATGAGTGCTCCGCCTTTTGACTTCTTCATGATTTTACCACCTTTGGATTTTTTCATGATCCTTCCGCCTTTAGACTTTTTCATAACTTTGCCACCTTTAGACTTTTTCATAGTGGCATAACCTTTTGTTCTTTTATAAACCATACTTACTCCTTACGACATAGTTGTTACTTTTTTACGATTTGGCATTACTGCTCCACAACCTTTCGCAACAAAACCACCGTTTTTCTTTTTCATACGATTTTGCTTTGACATAGCTTTTTCTATAGCCATGCCTCTTTTCATTTCGTATGAATCTATCTTACCATCTTTATTTAAATCTGCCTTTTCTTTATTTTTTAAAGTCATAAAACCTCCAGTTTTTACAGAAACTCTTGCTCTTTTTGTATTAGCTACAACTGTCTTGCCTTTACTTCCAGCTCTCTTTTTTTTCTTGGCTGTAGCAGCTCTTTCTTTTTGTGAAAGGCTTCTTGCTTTGGCAGCTGGCAAACAACGATCAGGATTTTTTTTATCTTTGCTAGTACCGCATGGACCTTTAATTTTGCCATCAGTACCAATCCTAACCCAATTTTGTTCACGCCATTGTTTTAGTTGTCCCATTATCTCAACCTGTTTGACATAACAGCGCCTTGCCCCCTAATAGACACAAAACCGCCGTTAGCTTTTTTTGTTCTTTTTTTCTTCTTTGATCCTTTTGCGTAGTTTGGATCTTTACAATATTTTGATGCCGCCATATTTGCATAAGCACTTGGATATGTATCAAAAGTTCTTTTTGCCCAAGCTTTGCCTGCGGGACAAATTTTTCCACCTGATTTAGCTTTTTTAGCCATCTAACACCTCCATCTACGTCTAGCTTGTCTAATCCTAGAGTTTGGATTATTTCTAGTTTTAGCTGAACTCTTTTTGAGCTGACCTAAAGATCTAGCACAATAAGACTTTCTTCTAGCTTTTTCTTTTTTTGTTAAATTCTTTTTCTTGGTAACAGCAGTTTTTAACTTGCTTCCAGGGTTCTTTCTTCTATGTGCAGCTACTCCTTTTTTAGTCATACCTGCGCCAGATTTAGTGGGTCTGTAATTACCACCTCTGCCGACTGTTCTTCTTATTGCCTTTTGTCTTTTTCTTTCAGCCATTAGATAATTCTATATAAGATCATTCTCTTTTCAATAGATCTTCTATTTTTTTAGCTTTCTCTTCAGCCGTATCTGCATGTAATTCAGGATCTACGACTTTAGCTAATTTCATCATAGCTATTCTCTCATTAGGAACATATCGCCAAGTGTAACCATCGTCAGAATAAACTCCAAAAACAGTTTGAGTCATACCAACTTTTATGATCATGGCTTGCTGTCCATCTAAGATTACTTTATCTCCTTCTTTCAAGGGAGAATTAAATCTGAACAAAGCTCCTTTTACAAAGCTAGTAGCCCAATCTTTAATAGCTAGACCTACTAGCAGAGTCAGTAGAAATCCTACCAACTCTACATAGTATTCACTTAGTTGTATCTCTGGCATTAGAACCTCAAAGTCCTAAAGCATTAAGAATGAAATACTGTAACTCTGTCTATATTGCTTAAAACAACGTGTATACCGCTTTCAAATAAAACACCTGAATCAGGTATGTTAAAAGTTTCAGTATCATTAGCGTTGCATGGGGCGACAAGAATTGTTGAACCTGAGACAGAACCATCTCTAAAAGTAACAGTTCCATCCGAAGTCCCACCAGATATTACATATCCTCTGAGTCTTGATCTGTGTGCAGTTAAAGCTGCTCCACCAGTTGCACTTGATGCAGAAGTAGCAGTTTTAACATCAGAACCTACAATCCTTCCTGACATTATTACCTCTCAATCATGCAGTTTACGTAATCAACAGTTAAACTTTTAGCTGCTGCAGCTCCTGCTTGTATAGCTAAAGTTATTGTTA